TGCGGTAAAGTCAACGCCAACAGTGTTAGCAGACGCACCGATAGCTGTGAAATCAGTGTTGTTAATAACTAGTATTTGATATCGTTTACCAACGACAAAAGAACCTGCAACCGTCTTTGATACCTGGGCAGGGTAATCGGCTATTATATAATTATCGGCTTCAGATAAGAATACGCCTTTGACGGCATTGTAAGCGCTCCGTCTTGACTGCTTTGTCTGTACGCTAATCTCGCCCACGATCTCAGACTCATTGACGGTAAAGGCGGGAGAAACGTATTCCCCTGCATGGATTTCAAACTGACCGCCAGAGTAAATTAAACGACCCGCCATCGATCCAACCATCAACTCAATGTTTGATTTTAATGACCCTGCTGTGTCAATCACTCCATCTATTGTGTATCGGGGTTGGTTTCCCCCGGCTGCCAGATCAACAGTTTGATCACAGACAACTTTAGCCGCATTGACTGAGCTAGTTAGAATGTTGGCAGCCGTTTCACCTAAACCGTATTTAGTATCACGCAGATAATCATAGACACAAAGCGCAGGGTTTTGTGACCAAGCTGTTGCTCCTCCATTTGGATTAAGAACCTTTTTACCGCGAATGATCGTGGAGATATTTGGCAAACCGCTAGAGAACTTGTCAACATCATGTTCAAGCCTAAGCACCATATATGCAGTATCTAAAAGCTTGTGGTTGTTAGTCCATTTGCTGGACGCGGTGACTAGGTTGTTTGTTCTGCTGTTATCTGCTGCTGTTTGATCGCCTTTAAAAAACCCAATATCAACATAGGTTCCCCAGCTATTTAAAAAGTTAGTACCATCAAATATCTTTTCATCGTTAAACCAAACGCTTTCATAAGCATCAATTTCATGTCCAGCAACAACTACCACCAAGTATAGATATTTATTATCTGTGCCTGTTGATTCTAAATAAACGATGTTACCGCCTAACTTGGCTCGACCATAAACAATCTTTCGTGAATGCGCGGCTTCTCTAGTGGTAACAGTACGACCACTCATCTGAGCGCCTAAGTCTGGAGATGGCATTAAAGCGCGAGACACTATTGAAAGACCAGCACCCACAGCGAACGCAACGTACCATGCCACAGTCAACTCTAAAAGAATTGCGCTGGCTGCTGATGCTAATCCTGCAATTAATGCGATTGCCATTCTTTAATCCTTAAAGCATTTAGAGTAAATGCGTTCAACTAAGTCAAACCCCATTGAGAGCATCAAGCTGTCAAAAGGAAGATGGACTTTAGTGTTTATGTTAAGTAATGAAATGCCATTGTCTCGACAGTAATCTTCGGCAAACTTGGTTAGCTTGTAGCCAGTTGCCCCTGCCCTAGAATCAGGCAATACAAAAAGGACATCGTTATTAGCAAAAATGTGATCTTTATAATGGGCGCTCCGACCAACCATAAGGACGCAATAACCAACAAGATCACCGTCTTGTCTTGCGGTAAAGACGCGCAACGCACCAGCAGCATCGAGCTTTGCATACTCTTCCCAATTAGGATTAAGTTTAATCTTGCCTTGATTCAGAGCGACCAATTCCCAATGCTTTTCTATTAGCGGCTTAATATCTTCTCTGACCATCGCCAAACATTCGTGAGCTATTTTCATTTAATGTAAATAAGTAGGAATATCATTATCGCCATCAGTACCACCACCACCCGCTGTGTTTGATGGCCTTCCCCAGATAATCTCTTTTTGCACGATCGCGGTCACAAACTCAAATCCTTTGTCTGTTGGGTGGTCTATCTTTTGATCTTCTGCCGTGTAACGTCTAACCTTAGATCGTTCAAAGGCGATCAGCTTATTCTCAACAGAGACTTTAAGTGTTGAATATTCTCCATTTTCAGAGATTGTCATTGTGTCCATAAAACCAGAAAACAGAATAACTGGATCAGCTATAAGCGCACCACTTGAATTAAACGCACCAAGAAAAACAGTCAGCGGTCTGCCTTGATACTCGTGGTTTTTAGCGATTGCAAGAAAGGACGACTTGATACCAGAAAGAGATACGTTAATGCCAGCGGCTGACATATCAGACGTTTCTTTTATCTCGCTAATTCCTAGCAGATCACCAACCCCTGTATAGGTATTACCCCCAAAAGCAAGATCACCCACGCCAGACCAAATATTTAGGACGGCAGGGGAATCACTTGAATCAAATTGCATTCGCACAAAATAGGCAGGACGCACAACTTGATCGGTTGTGACCCCGACCATACCACTGGTTAGGGTTCTGCTCATACGACTTCAACACAAGCAAAGCTAAAGCCATAAATGCTTGCTTGATTTATAGACCAGCCAACATCATTGCTTGCCATTCGCCAGGTGGTAGTTGGTAAGTTAAAGGTAATTGCACTGGATGACGTAACAGCAAGACGCAAAGGCGGCTGAAAGTTAAGCGCAGTTGCCCCTGCTGCTTTGTCAGAGGTTACTAAATAAAGGAAATTGTTTAGCTTGAAATAAGTGCCAGCTGGGATCGCCCCTGTTCCCCCGGTAAGCGCAAAGGTTTCAGCCCTAATTGCAGCGCTAGAGACTGTGTTGTTGCCTATGCTGCTTGTGTGCAAAGGATTGCCAAAGGTAAACGTCCCCTCGCGCCCCTTAAGGCCAACAATGAACGCCTCAACCGATCTCGATTCTGCGTGTTTTAAGGGTGGCAAGCTAATCTCTGCCTCCCAGCGAGCGCCTTGATGAGCAAAAACCTGAGTGTCTAATGTAAAGGGTGATTCTGACACTGCAACCACTCGACGCAACCGCATCGACATATTAGCCACACCGACAGTTGGAAAAGATAAAGGCATTGATTAAGCTCCTGCCATTGCTTTAGAGAAGTTACCACCGCGCACTCTAGCGTCTGCCACAGCGCCTTTAGCCGCTTGCGCTATCTGAGGCATTAGCTGAACGATCTCTGCTCTTACAGTGCTTTGAATGCCTGTGGTGACGTTGATTGTTTGATTAACCGTGACACCTTGACCACCGCCTGTTCCTTTGGTGTGATCAATAACGGTTTCATTAGGGTGAAGTATTGCATTAAAGCCACCTTTACCATCGACACCGCCAGAGCGTGAACCCATCCCGGTAAAGCCGCCACCGTCAAAACCAGGATGCTTAGTACCGCCAAAACCAGTGCTACCACCGCCACCGCCACCACCACCGCCACCAGGAAACGCATCCGTAATAGCACCAAAGATAGATTGAGTAATGTAATACTGGACGAGCATTTGTATCAGGCTATCAATAACAGACTTAGCCATCGCTTTCATTGCATCAGAGAACTTCTCAGCCCCAGTAATAGCATCGGTGAATCCTTTAGTAAATGCACCCATTGCGTTTTTAGTGAGGCTAGTCATGCCCTCCTCAAGAGTTGGCAGCGTTTTTTGCCAATCTTCAAACGTCTGTTTCATAGCGCCAATTACTATCGTGCTGGCTTTGACTTTTTCATCCAGAGATACAAGTGGTTCAGTAATGCTTTCTAGGACAGGTTTAAACTCTTCAACTGTTTTTTTAGTGCCGAGAAGTACTGCGATCAATCCATCTAAATTGATTTCTGGCAATTCATACGAACCTTTGCCCATAGCCTCCAGAACGGCCATTGCGTTTACTAACTCATCTCTTTTAGCATTTAACTCGTCAGTATCCCACCACTCAGCAATCCCTTCCTCACCAAAAAATCGGAACCTGTCCAGCGGGTTTTTAGTGGCTAACATTTCATCGACTATTTTTAAATCTTTTTGCAACGCACCAAAGGTAGATTTGCCAGAAATTCTGTCCCACTCAGCCCTTGCGCTAATCATTGCGTTGTACATTCCAATGACTGCGTTGCCAATAGTCTCTACGGCTCTCACCGTTTTAATTGCGCCCTCAATAAAATTACTTGCTAAAGACCTAGCAAGCCCATCAATGCCGCCTTTGGAATCATCAATAGCTTTTAATAACTTATCTTTGAAGGCTGTCGCAAGCGCTTCGATAGCAGGGGCAAGTTTAGCGACCACCTGATTCGTAACGCCCCTAAACATAGTTGTGAGCTTAGTCAAAGCATCGTTTGCATCTTCAACCCCTTTAGCCGCGTCACCAGACATAACAATGCCAAGCGCCTTAGCCTCACCAAACATCTCATTCAAACCGTCACGGCCTTTACCAAGCGTTACAACTAAAGCTGCACCTTCAGAGTCAAAGAGCTTAAAAGCTAAAGCAAGCTTTTGCGCTTCGTTTGTTTCTTTAGCAAAGGCATCGGCTAACGCAAGCATTCTCTGATCAAGAGGCATATTAACTAACGCACGAGCGTTTAAACCAAGAGCTTTGAGCGCACCTTTTGCCTCTCCAGTTCCCTTCGCGGCTTCCGCAGTTCGTCGAGTAAATCGCTGTAAAGCCATATCCATTGTTGTTGTGGCTATGCCAGTGAGGTCTGCGGCAAACCGAAGTTTACTCAACGCTTCAGTTGTTGTTCCGATTTTATCAGCGGTCTTTTTGAGAGAATCCGTTGCATTAAGGGACGACTTAACAAGAAATCCAAACCCAGCAACACCAGCCACACCAATTAAAGCAGTTCGCATGCTAAAGATTGATTTAGTTAAACCCCCTAGAGCCCGGCCGACAGAACCAAAACCTTTCTTGGTCTTGTCAACTGCACTGATTATAATCTTGGTGTTCTCAGCCATCTTGTTCACTCTTTATTTGGAAGTAAGCCATCCACTCGTTAAAGTCGGTGACGGACATTTGTTGTGCTTCTGAAATAGACATGTGCAAGCGATCAGCCAAAGCTAATAAACTCATCCTTGAAGGATCGCGTTTTAGTTTTTTATTTGATTTTCAACCGATTCAATTTCTGCAAACATTTGCTGAGCGATTTCAGAGATAACTGCTGTTTCCTCTCCCATTAAATCTATGCGATCTTCAGCATGTTTAAACAACTTATCTCCTGACTTATCCATTGCTTTCATAAGGATAAGATCAACCATTGCACCGATAGTCGTATTCTCTAAAAACTTAGGATGCTTTTTCTGTAATTGGTCAAGGTCATAACAACTAATTGGGCCGCAATACAAAGTAAAGGGAACACCATCCTCATTAGCCCAAGCTGGAACCACTACCTCGCGCAGTGGGATTACACGCCTTGAGCGTAAATCTCTAGCAAGACCCATTAATAAGTCCCCTCTGTTAAGCCGTTAGAGATTTGCATAACAAAGCTTGCCTCAACTAAGCCATCAGGAGAGTTGCTTACAGAGCGACTTGTTACCAATCCAACACCTGTATATTTCTTTTGACCAGACCCTGTACCGCCCGGATTGATTTCTATGTCAAGTAATGCACCAGCATCCATAACGACTTGCTGCGCATCCAGATGATCGTAAAAACAATCAAGGTTTAAGATTCCATCTTTTAAACCACCTGTGTAGTTTTTAGCTGTATCGCCCATTGTCGTGCTATCAATAGGCTCAATAGTTTCATCAAAATTAAACGTCCTTACCTCTCCGACGACAGCCTCTGCTGTTCCGACTAATTGCAAAAAAACCGATCCACTTGTTCCCGATATTGTAGCCATGTTGTTATCCTCTTTTCTAAGTTGTGCCGCGTGTGTATTGGTACATAACGCGAACCGTTAAAATGACCCCACCGATAGGGTCTATTTGTCCTTCATCAATCTCTACTTGGGTTATCTGCGTATCTAACGCAAACCCCCCCCTTGTTCTGTCCACATCAAGACCCTCTTCAATAGTCTCAATGATGTTGTTCCTTGCCTGGTCTATTAGCTTGCCTTTAACAAAGCACACCAGTTCATAGTTGATGGTTGCCATTCTCTTAGCTAACGATCCACCCACCGTCGAATCCTCACGGCTATCATCTGCGGTTCTAACCAAGATGGCTGGGTATTGGGCGTTTGATAGCTGCTCGAAATCAAATGGCTGCCGGGTAACGTAGCTCAAGCGCAAGGGCGAATGGACAGCCTTAAGCGTTGTGACGATATTCTCTGCGATTGATTCTCTAACGCTCATCTAAAAACCTCGTGAACTTCTTGCCTAGTTCTTTATTTTCAGCACGACTAAAGCCAAAGAACGGTCTGGTTCTGTTATTGCCTTTAATCTTGTCCTGCTCTACGTCTCTAGTGAATGAGATGACAGCTCTTTTATTATTGGCTTTTGCCCTTATCGAACTCATCATCTGACCAGTAAAATCAAGGTTTGGAAGAACCCCTTTTCCGCTTCTTAACCTAACGCCAAAGTACCCATCATTGGAGCCTTTCTTGCTGTATGCTTTAAACTTGCCACCTTCAAACCCCATACCCTTTTCAGTACGCTCTAAGATCGTGACAATCCCAACCTCTGCTGTCTTAGATAAGGCGCGTTTGACGTTTGCCTGTACCGCCTTCCGCATCTTCTTAGGGATGTCTTTGAAGTTCTTAGGCTTAATATTGACCTTAACTGCTAGGCTCATCTGACTAGGCGACCATCGTTGATAGGCGTTCTTTCTGCTTCATCCACTGCTCCGTCATCGTTAGAATCGTACTCAACCCCATCCTTAAAACAGGCTTCGAGTTCTTCGTTGTAACGTGACCTATAAAAATCAATCATTCCCTGAAAGCGATCACCATCAACCCAATTTGTAAGCTGGGGCAGTGCGTACTTCCAAAGAACTAAATATGCGTTGGCGCGAGTCCATTGAGAATCAGTGAGCAAAGCTGGCTTTAACTCGCCACTGTAACCACGTTGATCCCACCATACAGCGCGTATATGTCGCTCTATATCGGCTTGGGCTTTTGCGTGTTCTGTTGAGAAGGAATCAATCCCGAAACCCAGGATGTCTGGCAATATGTCGAGTAAGTCTGAATCGTTTGAAAATGCCATAATAACCTCAATAAAAAGCCCCACCCCCGAAAGGATGAGGCTTGTCTTTACAACTTAACCAAGTATCAAAGCAGTATGCTCTGGCTTGATGTTTTTCACACCCCAAGCAAGGGCGACTTCATAACGCACTTTACGATAGCCCGGATACATGGCAAATTCCATAGTAAGTCCAGACCGTGGGTCAGTGATAGTGGTTACATCTACGGCCATATCACCTTCTGCTGGTCGAGCTGGGGCGCGAGCCGCGAGAACGATTGCAGATCGGTTAAACGCCATGTTACGACTAGAAGCAGCAGTCTTAGAGATTGCTTTAGTAGCCGCAGACATTGCAACGCGCAACCCAGGAGCGGCAAGAGTGATCGTATCGCCAGCCGCAGGGTTAGCACCAGCAAATACTGCTGAAGCAACAACGTACTTATTCGTGTCACCAGCAAAGGTCAAAACATCGCCAGCAACCGCGTTTCCAGTACCACCAGCAGCCAAAGTAAGTACAGTTTTACCAACCGCATAACCAGCAGCGTTAGTTGTAGCCGCACCAGCAATCGCACCAGCCGCCTGATCGACAATCTGGGCAGACTCACGAATCGGCATTCCGTTGACATCAAGCAATACACCTTGACGTAACATCGAGTCAGTACCAGCAGAGTTAACCGCTGATTGCTTACCTAGAAAATTGACACCTGCACTAGTGTTAATGACTAATTGATTGTCCTGAAGGGGCGCACCGTTGTCTTTTAGTATCTTTAGGGCGTTAGACGCATCAGTGTAATCGTTAGCCGTTCCAAAAGGAGTCGTGCCAGCAGTTCCGTGAGCGCGTGAGAAAGTAGATTGCAAGCCACACAGATCAGATTCTACCTCGTTGGTCAACTTACGAATTGCTTGTGCAATGCGTTGAGCGCGAACGCTACCGTATCCAGGCCCTGTGTCCAAACCTTTCTGCTCTTCACCGTTAAAACCAAACTCTCTAAAACGAGATTTAGTAATAATAATGTCCGTGAATCCAGAAGTTTGACCAGTAGGATCAGGAACGACCATTGCTGGGGTTACATCTCCACCGTTGCCTTCGGGTTCAATATCAACGCGAATAGCTTGTCCTACAGCAGCTTTGTTTGCTGATGCATTCATTGTAGCAGATGGGATCATTCCAGTTAATTCTCTGGATACGATGTCCAACGCTTCGTATATTTCGGGTATAAGACCCGTAAGTGTGTTCTCTGCCATGTTATATATTCCTTAAATTTTATTCGAGAGTTCCCCCGCTGCGGATAAAGTCCGCACGCTTTTGGGGATTGAGTTTTTCAAAAGTTTCACGACTCTGCGTTTTTCCGAGGTCGCTGGTGCCACCAGCTTTGCCCATGCTTCCTGAACCGCCTTGAGTAGCACGGACAAAATGAGGGTTAGCAGTTAAGAATTCTGATACCGCTTCGTTGACTGTTAGCAAATTGCCCTTGTCGTTATACCGGGCAACATTATTTGCATCTGTCACTTCCACTGTACCGTCCTCGCTTAGACGAACTTGATGCCTTAGCAGAGTAGATACTTGATCGGGGTTTACAGCGTTGTTAGTTGAGGCTGCTGATAATAAAGCACCATCCACTAGGGTTGATTGAAGCTTTGACTTGTACGCGCTGATTTCCTGATCTTTCTTGTTTACTGTGTCCTTAAGGATTGATTCGAACTCTCCTCGTTGCTTCTGTGTTTCTAGGTTGGCATCCTCACGCTCTTTGAGCATCTGTCGTGCTTCATCAAGATTGATGTCACCGACTTCCCTCTGGTATTTGCGCTCTGCTCTTTCAAGCCTAGTTGCTATTAGCCTATCTACATCGGACTGTGTAAACGTCTTTTCCTGTGTTTGTGTTGCTGCTGTTTCAGTCTCAGCGTCTGGTGTTGCCATGATGTCATCGCTCATGTTGCGTTCCTCTTTCGAGTGGTTAGTTAATCGTATATAGGTCGCCAGTGGTGTTCGCAGTTATAGCCACCACGCGCAATCATTGCGTCACTTGATGACTTGCCTTTCCAGCTTCCCGCCCATATCTGAGCAATCTGTTCGTCGGTGTATGTCTTTCCTGCGTGATCTCTGCAAAATTGCCGAGAGGTTTCAGTTTTCCCACCAAAGTATTTCCATTTTGTTGCACCGTTTTGACGGCCTGTTGCCACGTTTACTGAGGCATCAAATTGCATTAATGAGTCTTGAGCGTATGCGTTGGAGTATCGCTTTAAGTTGTTGCCTACCCGGTCTCTTGCATAGATGGTTTGAAGCTTCTCAACAGCCGCAGCGCTTTCAGCAGCCGTTCCATTCTTAGCAATCTCAACAAGCTTCTGGGCCTCTACATTGTCGCTCTGTATGTAGACTCCATTGATGGTCTGCTTGATCGTCTTGAGTGATTGGGCAAAGGCTCTGTTGGTCAGTGTGCTTTGATAGACCTCTGTTGAAAGAATATCGAGGTATTCATTAGCTATTGCCTCAAAGCCCTTAAAGCTTAAGGTTTGCAGTTGTCTAATGATTACCGGGTCAAGAGTTGGGAGCGCGTTGTATGACTTAAGCATTGCGTACGTTGATGCTGTGACGCTCTTATAGCTCTTGATAATCTCTTGGACTTCGACAAGATAGCCTGTATTAATAGCCGCTTTTAGCTGTACCCTTGCGGCTATCGCCCATTCAAGATCATAAAGCTTGCCGTCTCTTAAAGGGGCTGTTGCCATTAGCTCAGTGATTCTTTCCTCTAGCCTGTCAAGCGCATCAGCTAATCGTGCCTGGTGCTGCAATGTAAGCTCTTCTAAGAGGTCAGCGTAGTCAGTATCTTTAGCCATTAGAACTGCCCTAGATCAGCGTTACTTGCGCCCTCTTCTAACTTCTCAATAAGTACATCACCGCCTTCAATATCATCAAGACCGATCTTCTCGCGCACCTCGTTAGGCGTAACGACACCAGCGTCAATGTGATAGCTATATATCTGTGTCTTGTCAGAGAAGTCACCTAATACAGATGCTGTTTCTTCAATCTCTTTGTGCGCTTGTGCCAGTGCCTCATCATCAAGAATAAGATCACTAATCCTTTTATCTATCTCCATAGCAAGCGTGACTGACTTAACCCCTGACGCTCTCATCTGCTGCAAGAATGTCAGCTCTTTGTCATAGTCTCTTAGGTCAAAGGAATCCGGGTAACTGATCTCAACGTCTGGTGTGACCGCTTGCCACTCACAAAAGAGGTTGAACAACTGCTCTTCAGCTAACTCTAGGATGTCGGCTTTCTCTGATAGCTTACTGTTAAGCATCTGAAACTCTGTCTGCAATGCGATACCTGATGAGGTAACAGCAGCAGTACCACGCACAGCACCCATATGAGACATGCGGTTAATGCTCTCCACCTTGTCTGTAATAGCCGCCCTAATAGCGTCCATGTTTGCGCCACTTGGCTGCATTTGATAAGGCTTGAGGCTAGGGTCAAGATCATCTGGCATGTTAATGATTGAGCCAGCACCTGCTGAAGCGTCAGTTCCGAAGCTTTTTACAAGAGTCGGATGGTTGGATAAACGCATAATTTGCTCAAGCTCTGATAGCTCTTGATAGATGCTGCGCTGGACGTATGCAATATCAGACAAATCTGACACGCCTATGCCTCTGGTCACTGATCGTTGAGCAGGAAGGAACACAGCGGGTATTTCAGCTAATGGATTCTCAAGCTCCTCAATTAACATCTCATCACCATCCACTACTTTCCAGACTTGGATAGTGTCTTTCTGCCATACGCGATAAAATGTTTCTTCTTCACCATCAGTATTTAGACCAGCCGACTCAAGTACCTTAAGATAACAAAGCACAAACCGACCACTTTCTGATCGCTCATACTCCCAGTTTAAGACGTTCTCTGGCGTGAACATGGTCACATAGGGGCGAATGTCCTGGGCTAACTCTTCGGCTCTTGTACCCGCATTAGACTTAGGCTTATCGAGCATGATCCAAACGTGACCATAGACGGATGCCCACACCTGTGCCTCACGCATAAACGTATTCAATGAACGCCCATCAAGATCACAATCCTTCAGGAACGGATCAAGCGCCACATTGCCAGCGAGAGCATTAAAGGTTCTGGTTGGTGGTACGCGCCATAAGAACGACGAATAGATATGCGTGATGTTCTTGGCGTGGTTGTCCATGCATGTTAGGTCGAGTCTGCGCTGGTAGCTGTCCTCATCCTCATTGACATAATGCGTAAGGTATCTGCCCTCACGATAATCTGCCCCACCCAGGTAAGAACGCAGATAAAACGACCATCTGTCTTTATACTTCTCGTACTCTGGATGCGTATCTTCAATCTGTATTTTTGCCATTTATGTCCACCGGGTAGGCTGTTGCACTTGGTAATCTGTTCTAACTGGAAATAGGTACTCAACCATATAGCCGAGCGCATCGTTCATGTGGTCATAACCATCATCTTTGTTAGGCTGGCTTGTCCCTTCTTTGTAGGTCTGCCGCTCTAATGATTTGATGGTTTGCTTACAGTTCTCAGTAAAAAACAGATGTCGTTTCCCATCCCCGGTCTTGAGCCGTGAATTGACAGCGTTAATGCGGTCACGGATAGCAGGATGAGCCTTCTTGGCCTTAGTCATAAAGCCAGCATTTTGTAATATAGATAGGTCTGTTCGACCCGCGGCTGATGTCTTTCTTTGACGAGCCGCAGGATCGGGGTAGATTATTGTTTGTCGATTGGGATAGCGTTGATGTATTTCTTTAGCCATCTCATCGCTGTTTGAGCCATAGATAACCACCTCGTCTATGCAGATGAGATCACTACCCCTGCGTTGTGCAATGACAGCACTCATAGGGTCTATGTTAAAGTCCATTCCGATGTGCAAGACACCACCATCATCCTCCGCCTTGACAACAGATGTTGCTCGGTCAAAAGCCCAGTAAATCAACCCAGAATAGGTAACGAATTCACTTAGATATTCTTGAGCAAAGGTGCGCTGATCAAGATCAGACTTTGCTTGCTCAACTTCGCTTGGCAGCACATTGCCGCCCTCAACAGTCGTATACTGAAAGCTCTCCCACTCATCCGCACCATCAACGCCTTTTGCCCACAAATCATAGAAGTGGTTGCGGCCTTTAGGTGTGCCTATAAACAAGGCTCTAGTCGGGCTATCCTCTGAATGGCGATCAGATAGCGATGGCCTTAGAACCTCAAACCATGCCTCTGGACGCATATCAGCAAACTCATCCAGCACAACAAAGTCTAATGCTCTGCCTCTTAAGTTGTTTGGTTTCTCTGCCCCCTTAAGAGCAATCGTTGAGCCATTGATTAGCTTTATGGTTAACGCTGTTTCATTAGTCTTGACCAAATACTCGTCGGGAATCATCTGTATAAGTAAGTCCCATTCGATCTCTTTTGCCATTCCGTAAGTAGGACAACAATAAAAACAGTTTTTGTTCTTGCCTGATATGGCAGCTCTAAGTAATTCAGCCCCAGCTAGAAAGCTTTTACCAAATCTGCGTCCAGCAACCACAGCCCTAAAGCGCGATTGACTTAGCCATATCTCACTCTGAGGTAGCGTTAGCTGCACGACCATCCACTACGATATTAATTGCGGGTATCTCTTGCGCTTCTGGCTGCTCTTCTTTCCAGCCTCCCTGAGTCTTTAGGTAAAAAATATTAGCCGCTACGTTGCCATCTGTGGCTAATTTAACGAGGTTAGAACCCATGTCACTGATCTGTTTTACTCTCCCTTTTTTATAGGCATCAGATACTTCGGGTTGACGCGCCTCAATCGCTCTCAAAGTAGTCTCTGAAATGCCAAAATAATCCGCTATCTGCCCCTTCGTTAATACAGCAGCAAGCGCCTTTAATTCGATAACTTGTTCATCACTAAAAACGATAAGCGGCTTACCACCGCCATCACCTTGATTGCCTACTTTCATTTGTTATTAATAATCTTCTGAATGGTCTTTGTTTCCCATATGCGAATACCTAACCAAACAATAGTAAACAGTGAAGCTGTCGGAGGAAGCCACGCAACCATTGATAAAATGCCAGTAGAAGCCGCAGCCAGGTCAATTACATCCTTTCCATAGTTATGATCATCCATTAGTCTTTCGCTTAGGCTTAGGCTCTGGCTCTGGCTTCTCTGCTTTACCTGAGTCAAACAGGAGTGCTTCTGCCAAACGTCTGCGCGTTAACCCAGCAAGGGGCTTACCCTTCACCTTGTCCCATCTTACGATCTGCTCTGATACCTTATCCATCTCGCCAGCGTTTATTACCCGGAGCATTGTGCTTGCTCTTAGATTGCCGCAGCCTAAGTTGTAGCACCAGGAGACTATTGCGTCATGCTGGTGTTGCTTTAAGGGGACGGTAATAAGACGCTTACAATGAGTTTCTACCATAGCAACATCGTCCAGCAGCAAGGCATCAGCCTCTTTCTGCGTAACTGTATCGCCTTCCTCTACATGGCGAGTGTGACCATAGCCAATCGTCCAGACGTTAGCAGAGCATTGATATGCCTCTAACTTGCATCCTTCAAACTCTTTAATAAGGTCAAGGCCAGCGGTTGATATTGTCATGGGTGCCTCTTGTATTATGTAGTTTGGACACCCCACGGCTCTAAAGGGAGTTAGCCGCTTCAATCGGGTGTCTCAGGTCACTCATAGGATAGAGCCGCCCGGAAACGAAAAAACCGCCAATAAAAGCGGTCTGTTGGTCGTGAGCCAAAATGATTAGAATATGGTCACTCTAGTGATTTAAGCATAGTTTTGGTTGACTGTCTACATATACAGTGGATATATGTACAGTAAAAGCGTGTCACATAAAGTGTTGGTACGGTACAGCATTATTTTTGGCTATCTAAGACCGATAAAAATAGCCCTATTGATCTGTTCATCACGGTCAGCATAACGGCTTAGAAGATCAGCAAGCCTTTCTTTCCACACTTTACGCGCTTGGAATCTAGTCACCTTTAATATGGTGGCTAGACTCCGCTCTGTTATGCTCTTGCTTCCTATTCCTTGACATGATTCACACGCCTCAACTCTTGATTCAATAGTAATCTCACCCACACCCTTGCACTTACGGCATCTGTTTGGGCTTATTGACGCTTCTAAGGCGGTCAACGCTAAAGCTGACACGGTTTGCTTGCTCTCTTTGTTTGTTAGCCTAAAGCCCATAATAGAGGCTTCCTTGATCGCCAGCTGATTAAGCTCTGAGCGACCAGAATCATCGAGCGCAAACTTACTAAGGGAGTATAGATAGGTCATTCTGTCCACTCTATTAAGGCAGCAAGCCACATCGCCAGACGTAATGCCTGTATTAGATGAGCCTCTAATTGAGTCTAAGGGTGGGCTTCCAGCACTTAACATCGCTATAACTTCACACATACTATGCACCTGTGGTCATTGAGGGGTTCTGAGCGGTCACTTGTTCCTCTGAAGGAGGTAGTTTTAGCAGCCGCCTGGTTACTTGATCAATTAAATGTCTAATTGCATTAGTCTGAATATCCCCTTGCGTGGTTTTCTGGATATTCCAATAAACTTCAATTAGGTCATCCCAATCGTTGTCAATGCAATCCTGAAACCACGGTTGAAAATCCACCATGCTCATCTCTCCTTTCTAACATCGCCTGTAAATAATCCTGCATCGATCGAATATCCTTGACCGTATAGTCTTGCTGAAACTGCATAGAAATCGTCGCGGTGTTCACCACATATTCAACCTCAAACTCTTCACTCACTTGCTCACCCTCACTGTTTAGTTCCAACTAACTGGCACATAAGCATCGTCAACAAGCATCTGTTTATGCTCCTCCCGGTAGTGCCTGGCGATCTCTTTTCGCAGCACCTTTGTGGTTGGCAATAGCACTTGCCATTTCTCCCTGAGAATGTCCATGTGCGCCTGTCCTAGACGCTCTGTAATCCAGTAGGTAAACTCCACCGGGTTGGCTGTGAAATCCTTGTGGCAGTAATGACAGAGGCTGACCGCGTTATCTAAAGACCAGCGAACACTTTTGGCCCGTCGTCCGAATATATGAGCGCACTCAGTCCTTCCATCTTTGCCGCATTTCTCACACGTTAAGTTCTTGCTAAGACGCACCACGCTACTAAACCATTTGTCTGCTTGATCGCGTTTAATAGGCATTAGCGCCACCCCGAGTGCTTCTGCCAGCCTTTGCACGTTTGGCATATAACCTCGCCTCGACCTGGCTTAACACTGTAGGAACATGTGCAATAGCGTTTAAACAGCTTTTGAAAATGCTTCTTAATAGCGTTGCGCTTGCGCTGATAGAACACCTTTAGCCGCACCCAATTCCAATAGAGGTTAAAATTAATCAAGGCTTGTTCTCCTGACTAGGAAAAGGAACGTGCAGCCCTTTGTTTTCCCCTAGATGCCGAGTGATTATTTCAGCAATTTCGCTGACTTCTTTGCGCTCAAGCTGGGTTGTAGATTTTCGTGCTGGGTATTTGGCAACCTGTACTGTCCTCCAGATTCTTTCTTTCACGCTGCTTTGTGACCAGGGAACATAAAGATCAGACTTTAAAATGGCAGAGCTGATCACCATCTCATAGCCAGAGTCGTTGCAAGCATCTGCAATTTGCCGACAGAATAAATGTATAGAATCATTTTGGATTGATGTTCGTTGCCGCCCTGTTGTCCACTTAAACGTCACATAGCCATTGTTGTTAAACAATTCCTCTGCCCGCTTTAAAAACCCTTTAAAACTATGCTGGCTGTTTACATTAAATTGCTCACCCATCACAACTTCCTTTTCAGCCACTTAGCGCTCAACGCTTCAGTGGTCGTCTGAAAAACAGGTGATATAGTATTGCGCGGTTTTGCTGGCCTCAAAAAATTATCATCAAAAAAATCTACACCTAGCAACCGATTCTTAACTGCAAAAAAACCTAAATCAGAAATGTCACTTATCTGCCAGCGATCATAAAACTCACCCGCCTTAAATCTGCTGTCAGTGCCGATGAACTTATATCGTTTTCGGATTTTGCAAGAGGCCATCAGTTAGCCCAACTGGTGTCGGTTAAAGATTCAAGAATTGATTTGCCTCTGATAGAATCAGACTTAGGCTTTACCGCAATCCTGTTTCTGAGCCATTCTGCTTTGCATGTTCGCCAGCCCGCATCGATTGTTTCTGTGATGACCCACGTTGGGGTTTTTGATAGTTCATCGCAGCACATCTGTACCGTGCCAAGAAAACGATCGAACATCTGTTGAGTCAATGGATGCTTTAGCCCGATTCGGTAGTCTATAAATTCTTTGTATAGATCACCTAAAGGATCATCAACAGAAAAAATGATTCTCTTATGTACTATGGTTTGTTTAATGGTTTGTTTAATTGGTTTGTTTAATGCAGCGGGTACTAAGCACCTCGTATGGGAAGGTGTATTCTGCCTCGAATGGGAGGTGGATTCTGCCTCTAATGCATACGAGGTGGATTTCACCTCTAATGGTTGTACTGTAGCGTCCACTGGAGTCTCAAGACGTACTGGGAACTGCATCGTATAAGTCATATGCCCAGAGAAGCCTTTTTTAAACTTGATCAACCAACCTTTCTTGGCAAGCGATGATGTCCGTTTACCGACACTAGCGAGGTCTTTAATGTTCGCTCTCTCACCAATTTGCTCTCTTGTCGGCCAGACGTTTTCGGTTAATCTTCCGCGATAAGAAAACAGAGCAAGCAACACCCTGCGCTCTTGATCAGTCAAGTCAGGATCGGTTAAAGCCTCTAAGGGAGCGACAAGAATTTTGCTCAACGGCATGCCTTTTATGGGTTAATAGAAGGTCATGTTATACGCGTAAGAGATTATATTCAATAGCGGATTGCGATAATAAAATAATGTATAAAAATTAAATTTTGATCTATCTATATAGCAATGTATTAAATTTTAGTTATGCATAGATAAACATTGCAAATGCTGACTGTTAGCGTATTTATATTTATGCAGCCTTAAATAGTGTTTTTTTCAATCTACTCTGCAGCCTATGCAATTACAATGTTATCTAAGTTTTTAAGTAAAACGCACACGATCACCTTCAAATAATCTAATTGCGACTGATTATTGTTAATATTAAAATAAGCTTTGCAATTGTAAATAATTGAGAGTACTTTCGCAGACCGACTTAAAAAAAATAATAAACAAAACAGAAGGCAAGAATTAAAATGGTTACAAAAATGACAACATATTATTACACCTTGGTCAGCCATACTGGTCGATTTCTGACAGTGCAGATGATTTGGCTTTTGCAGAATGGCGCTGCAAGGGGACTAAACCAATGAACGAACGTGATTTACTAGAGCTTTATAATAAGCTAACAACGAAAGAACAGATGGATTTTAACGATAGACTTAAAGAAGTGATCGGTCATTTACAAGCTTTTGAATATAAGCAATTTCACGAGCGCGATCTTCCTCAGATAATTCCTTAATCAACCTGAGAAACTCCTTTTCTAAAGGGGTATAATCAACCTTAACGTCCCCGGTGGCTGCTCCAGTTGATAACCAACTAGGGTCTACACCCAGCGCAGTACTTAACTCAATTAAATATCTTGATGTTTTATTTTTGTTTAATTCGAGCGCACTGATTCTTGCCTGAGCAACCCCTGAAATCTTAGCTAACATTTCTTGAGTCATTCCAGCATCTTGTCGTGCTTGCTTTACGCGATCACCGACTGACATATACACCTAGAGAATTATTCTAGACAGCATCGTAACCGACAGTACGCTCTCACGCAAGAGTTCAAAATCTAAATTACCTCTACCTGGCTGAAGCTCAAACAATAATACGCGTAAGAGCGTTGCGTTTGATATTCATGCATGCTATCTTAAACGCGTAATCAAATAATATTGGAACAATTAATGAAAACAGGCAATGAATTTTTACAGCAAGTAATGAGCAATGAGGGAATGAACCAGGTTGAGTTAGCGCGAAAGACTGGAGTGACTCAGCAAACGATTAGCAAGCTTATAAGTGGCGTGACTAAAACACCATCAAGGGTGACAGCTTTAAAGCTTGCTAAATTTTTTGAGGTAGCAACCGATGAAGTTTATCGATAATGGGAAAGGGGAATTAATAATGACTTTTGAATGGAACGACGATGCAAGCGACCGACTCAACCCGCCAGAATATCCTTTGATTGTTGAGACAATTACTCACTCACAAATATGCGACACATTAATCGACCACGATATTTTGTGGGAAGCATTTAGTGTGAATGGTGTGGCAGACCCTTATCCGAGTGGTGGAGGTTTTTACGAACGACGACAGAACGTCTTACAAACGGAACGCATTGCAGATGCAATTCTTTTGGCTGTTGCAAACACAGACTTTGAAACGCTTGGTGAGATTGTTTTTGATCAAGTGACTGAGTATGCAATCGGGATTATTGAAGGGCGTTCTTAAATTTCTTAAGGGGAAAGGTATGAATATATTAGAGCAAATTACAGAAGTGTTTTCTTCTGACAGACCACAAAACAGTGAGTATTTGCGTGGCTGGAATCACCGAATTCATAACCGCAAGCAAGATTTTAATTGTGCGGCAGTTGAATATCATGAAGGCTATGAAGATGCTCATGAAGCACTTAAACGTGGCGAGAACATAACCCGAATTGGTTTGGCTGCGAGGGCATCACAATGAAAAAGAACAACGTGCCTAAACTGGTGGGTGATGTTTTAAAAGAAATTGGCGAGACACCTGACACAGCTTGCTGGGAATTACCTCAAAATAAAACGCTTGTAGTCCTGCATAAAGCGCTTGAGCGAGTAGCCGCGCACAAGAAGATTACCTTTGATCCTCCAACCATCGTTGAGAGCGACATTAACTCAAAGAATGTTGTCATCGTTGTAACAGGTCATTTGGGTGACAAGTCTGAATGGTCCTTTGGTGAGGCTGCACCCTACAACAACAAGAACGCCTACCCCTTTGCGATGGCTGAGAAACGCGCTAAAGATCGCGTTATTTTAAAACTTGTTGGGTTGCATGGTCATGTCTACTCAGAAGATGAGGCTGATGATTTTAAAGAAGCTCGCCCTCCATCGATAAACGATGTCCCTGAAGATGGCACTGCACCAGCAAGTCTTTTAACTGATGACCAACGAGCCTTTTTCAATAAGTGCTTTAACAATCAAGACGCAATGTCCTTTAACGCATTCTTGTCAACCTTAACAGAAGAGCAACAAACAGACCTTTTTAGCGGCTTTGTTCCGGGGAAAATCACAAGCAACAAAAAGCTTTTTAGAAAGCTGGATAGTGAGGGTCTTATAGCTTGGCAAAATCTAACTAAAGATATGGAAAAGCTCCTTGATCAACAAGATGGTTTTGGGTGCTTTGAGGCTTTAGATGAGTTGAGTTTGCTTGAGAAGAATCATCTTAAAAAGCTTCTTGGCGAAACACTCACTGAGAAAGTTAGAGCATTAACTAAGACAGCAGCCGACCCTAAACCAAAACTTCAAAGCGTAAAAAGGAGCCAGCAATGAGCAAGATAGGAAACTATTTAATTGAAGCGGAAGAAAACGGAACGCTGGTTTATGACGGCTTTAAATACGTTGATCCAGATATGAATTACAAACAACTGTTAACAAGGGGAAAGACCATGAAAGAAGTGAACGAGTATGAAGACTTGACGGTAGAGGAAATGAAGGTCTATCAAGACAAAATTAGTGCTGAAATTCTTGCGCTTAAAATTCAGATAGCGGAAAAACGCGGAGCAATGGTAGCAATGAAACAAACGCACCAGGCTGACTTGGACAATATCGAAAGCCTATCAAGTCTAGATGGCTTTAAGGTTTTGCATTTTGACTGGGATTTATTTGAGTCGGACATCTTAAAGGAGCAATCAGCATGAATAAAGCAATAGATGCCAGCAACGTCGTTGACGGTTTAATGCTTGAAAGCTTAAAGCATAACTATGTCAGCTTTGTTGATGAATGGGGTTTTACGGAAGGGGAATCCAGACTGCACAGCCTATTTGGTGATGTCTGGTTGGTTAATAGAGATAGTGTATTTGAATGGTTTGGAAAGGAGCAATCAGCATGAGCGAGTATCAGCAGAAGGATAATGAGGGCGTTCTATTTAAGAACGATAAAAAAGAAACCGATTCACATCCTGATTATAAGGGCAGCGCCATGATTGACGGCACTGAGTATTGGTTTAGTGCGTGGATTAACACGAGTAAAGCTGGGGCTAAGTATATGAAAACCAGCTACTCGCCAAAGGAGCAAGTACACAACAACGGTATTGAGCAAGTTAGGTCTGCTGTTGCTGGTATGTCTATTACGGAGATGGAGCAGGATATTCCTTTCTGAAACCGTCCCCTTACGGCTTGGCTCACCGTACCCAACGAGCCGCTTAAAAGGAGAGAGAGACATGATCTACAAATGCGAAATCTGTGGTGTTTGGAGGGATGACGATTACAGCCCTGCTGAGTATTTAAAATTTAACAAGGTTGAAGAGCCTGTTTGTGATGATTGTTTTGCCGAACAAAGCGAGGACGAATAAATGGGAGATTTGATAATGGGTATATTTCTTATTGGATTTTGTATTGCCAGCGCAACGTATTGCTATTGCATCTTGAGAGGTGACTAATGTCTACAAAACAAAAGTGGTGGTCTTGGCACAATCAAAACCCTCATGTCTATCAGATGTTTGAACGCTTCACTCATAGGGCTATTGATGCTGGTCTTGTGCAATCAAGCGCCTGGTTAATCATTAACCGTATTAGGTGGGAGACTGCGTTAGAAACAAAGGGTGACAGCTTTAAGATCAGTAACGATTTCATCGCGTACTATGCGAGGTTATTCATGGCTTATAACCCGGAGCATGATGGGTTTTTTAGAACTAAGAAGATGAAGGATGAAAGCGATGCTAGTTAAATTCTGGCTGTCAGCTAACGATGTTGAAGAATTGACAGCGGCAAAGAGCCGATCGAAACAGTTAAAGGTCTTGGATTTTATGGGATATAGTTATAGGATTAGGCCAGATGGCTCTTTTGTTGTTCCAGTTGAGCAATTTCAAGAGCCGCAACTTAAAGCATATACTATGGATTTTGCATCACTTGGTTAATGAAAAGTTGAAACAGAACAAAAAATATCCTGAAAACTGGCGGTTAAGAAAACGCGGTGAAAAGGGTCAATTTGTTATTTGGTACAGAGTATCTAAATCTGTAGCACACCTCTGGGGTAATAAAATAGAGGTCAAGTTAGGCTCTGGCAAAACGCTGCAAATTGCAGAGAAAAAAGCCTTTGAGTTTTGGGCATCAAAAATATCTACCTCTGAAAAGCCTTACACGCTAGGCGCATTGTTTACGCGCTATCAAACGCAAGTCATACCCAACAAAGCTAAACAAACGCAAAAAAGCAATCTGCAATCAATGACGCGGTTAAGGTCAGTCTTTGACCCAGATCAGCCAGTAATAGCCTTTAAAACACATCAGGTATTCCAATACAGGGATTATGTACATCACAATTTAAGCGCCAAACGCGCAAACCTTGATCTTGAAGTTTTGTCACATATTTTTTCGAAAGCAATCGAATGGGGGTGTGAAATACAACATCCATCCAAATCTATCGTTGGTAAAATTCCTATTAATGATCGGGATAGATATGTAACTGATGACGAGTTAGATTCTTTGCTTGAGGTCTGTAATGCGCTTTTAAAGGTTTATATTCCTTTAAAGATGGCAACAGGTAAAGACAAGTCAATGCTGCTTAGAATTAAATTAAGCGACATCACAAAGGACGGTCTGCATTTCTCAAAAAGGCAAAAAACGAAAGGTAAAAAAGGAGGTAAGGCATCATTCTTGCCTTTTGAGTTTGAAGGTCAATCAACTGGGTTAAGAGAAATTATTGATAACATTATGATCTGGAGAACCAGGTGGCTGAAAGTGCAATGCATTTATCTGTTTGCAAGCTCTACTGGTCAGCCGCTAGTCAATGAAGATGGCGAGACAAGCAATTTTGACAGCCAGTGGCAAAGGGCAATGTCTAAAGCTATAAAGGAGACTGATTTAACTGAAAAATTCCAAGAGCGCGACCTAAGAGCAAAGACTGCATCAGACGTTGAATCAGCTGAACACGCTGCTAAACTATTACAGCATCACAGTACCGCAACAACTAACCGCGTTTATCGTAGAAAGCCAGAGATTGTAATACCATTTCAGCGTTAAAATTTGCCCCACAGAAAAACTAATGCCGCGCTATATATAGCCTTTAAAGCCACTCACATATGTATTGCTTGGGGCAATTATTTTAGTAAGTGATTGATTTATATAAGGTTAATCGACTATTTGCAAGTGGCTTCGAACCACTTGGTCGGGGGTTCGAATCCCTCCGGGTGCACCATTCTCACTGCGCTGTAGCGATTTAGCAAAACCAAGATTGCCCCATGAAATCAAGATTGCCCCATGATTAAGTGTTATTTACTTTTTTATTTTCTTTTTTTTCTTAGCTTTTCCTAACTGTTTATAAGCCATATCTCTAGCCTCTATTTACCTTTTAGTTTCATAATTTTGTCAGCGCCTTTAATTCCAAAGGAAGCGGTCACGCCTACGCCAAGCATGTAGGAAAACCAATCTGGCAATAGCTCAAGTGTTTGCAGCCCATACTTAACGCGCTCAATAATTTCAGGGTTGTCAGTCATAGCTCCATACATAATCGCAATGACAGGCGATGTTAACAGCACAATCAGATATTCATCTTTCCAAGATTCGCCCGAAGCGCTAGCCATCTTTGCTTCCCAATCAGCATCGCTTTGGATAACGCTCATCTTAGCCTGGTGCTTTGCTTGTTTCTCTTCTGACTTGTTTTTTAAATAGCCACCGACAAGGTTTGCCACTGGCGATATGAGTGCTTGAAGCATTTTGTTTTCCTATTTAAGTGGGTTGCTTATGTAATCCATCCCATCCCAAAGTTGATTTATCTCATTCTGAATTGACTTCAATTTTGCATCAGTTTTCGATACGCTTTGAGTAATCAGCTCGGCCTTAGTCACTGTACCTTTCATGGCCTCAATCGCTTTTTCAAGGTCTTGAACATTGTCATCAATCAGCAACAACTTAGTCTGCTGCTCCGCTATGGTTGCCAGGTTGACACCCAAAGCACTTAGCTTTCCCTGTAACTGCGATACGTCATTAGCTTCTAACTCTGCTTGGATTAATTTAATCGCGCTTAAAAGCTCTTGCTTATCCGCTATGATCTGTTCTTGAATTGGAGAAATGTCGGGTATGTGACGAGACTCAACAGACTCTAAGCGTCCGTAAAGGCTACTGGCAGTCCAAACGCCACCGCCCAGAGTAGTTGCAAGGCTGAGAAGTATGGCGATATATACACCCTTAAAGCTTGTGCCGCCTATTGTTAGCTCTGTTTCTGCTAAACTCATCCGCCACTTTCCTCGCAATCAGTTTGTGTCATAAAGCACGAGAAGCCCAAAAAAGTTGGCCCGGTAAGGTACAGCGCACTTGTCTCTCCAGCAGTCAGAATGTCTGCGCTAGATACATAGAGATTAATGTTAAATGCATCTGATCCATTTACATAAATACTAGTTGCAGGATTACCAGAATTCCAAGCAATGTTGACCGATTGGGTGGCCGCGCTG